ATCATAATCTATAATATCTCTTTTTAATTCACCCTTTAACATATCTATTTTGTCAACTTGTTTTTGAAAGTCTTTTAGATATAGATTAGGATTAAAATCAAATTCTTCTGGTCGTTTTACGAATGATTGACCTTTGATATCATAAACAGCGTCTGCCTTTTTGTTTTGGTCATCATAAGTTTTTTTGTCTGTAATAAAATAATAGTTAATAGGATGTTTTGTGCCTGGTATTAATTTACCTTGTATATTATCTGGATTACTAGACGCTAAATATTTCTTAGATAGTCTTAATCTTTCTTCTTCTTGTTTTTCTTCTGGTACATCAAACAAAACATTGATATCTAAATCAGCGTCATTTCTATATCTTTTTGTAAGTATAGAACCTATTAAACTATAATCTAATATAGAATATTCTGATTCAAATTCTTTAAATTGTTCCGTGATTAATCTTAGTACACTATCTTTAATTTTAGGATTATCTGTATCTTCATCATCAAAAACACTAGGAGCATATGTGCGTCTAGGTATATCAATGATTGATTCTTTAAATAGTTTAAAACTTTTCATTCTCCCCCATTTCCGCTACCATTAGTACCGTTACCATTTGACCCATTACCATTAGTACCATTGCCGTTTGTATTATTGTTTGTGCTATCATCTGATTGTTGATTGTCTTGTCCATTACCATTTCGACCACCAAAATAAGGATAATATCTAGTTACTCCAGTAGGCACACACACTTGTAATTTTTTATCAAACCTATATCCTTCAGGACATTTCTTTGTTTGTTGTGCAGCCGTAATAAAACTTCTAAATGAATCCATTATCCTTTTACCCAATCTTTCGCCATGTTAAAGTTTGCTTTACTAAACTCTAATCTATCTACAAGTTTAACAGCACCACCTTTTTTGATTGCAACATATCCTTCGGGATTTGTAACTTTGTATCCATTACTTGTTCTCAAAAATGAACCAATACTTTGTATAGTATTTAATCTTCTTAACAATACAGCTTTTGCTGATTGAAATGTAATATAAGTTGCAATTGCAAAATATAAACCGTCTCTGTTTGCTCTTAATATTTTCATACCTGCCTCAAGTATTTCTTCATACTTTTGTTTTGCGGCTGGTGTTTTTTTACTATCTATTTCTTTTTTAATTCTACCTCTAAAATAAACTTCAAAATTATTTGCTAACTTTGATGTATTTGCAATTGCTGTACCTTGTCTTATATAAACATTAAAAAATGTTTTCAATTGAATACCTAGTGATAAAGGTCCTGTATCTTTTTTTAGTTTATCAACAAACGCACCTGCTTTATAAGCAGAACCCTCTGCCATCTTAATAATATTATCAAATGCTTTTTCTTCAGCAGGACTAAAAGCTGCACCATCAGCTCTTTTGTAAGTAGCGTCATCAAAGAATACATTTTTATTTTTTTTTAAACCTTTAACACTAGCACCAAATCCTGCCTTTATTGTTGCCATTGTCTTACCTGAATATGATGTATGAAATATAATACCTATTTTTGCACTATTAACTTCTTTATAAATGTTTTTACCAAGACCTAGAAACCCTGAACTTACGACAGGCACAGCATATGTAATAGTATTTGGAGTGAATATGATTGATTTCTTACCTGCAACATTAGCAGTCTTTTTATCGCCACTTGCAAATAATAAATCGCCTTGTAAAATTCCTGAGATGCCTAGAGATGGTAAATATTTTAAACACTCTCTTAATTTATCAGCAAGAGCACCACCATGGTTTCTACTAATATCAGCATTAGTATAATTTATTTTAGGTGTTTTATTGAAAATAGATTTAGTGCCAACAAAGAACTTTTCGTTCTCAGGATTAATACCACAAAAGACCGCAGGTGCACCGTCCCATTTTACTGAAACTGTGGATCCGCCTGACCCTCCTTGTAACATCTGTTTGATAGACTTTAAAAATTCAATTGCTGTTTTAGCGCCTTTGCTTCCATTATTAATTATTTCGTCTTCCAGATGTTCAAGATGTGTATTCCTATCTTCTACAAGATAATCTTGAAATTTCTGCATTATGCACTCTCTCCATTTATGTATATTATAACACTATTATTTATAATAGTCAAGCATTCTTTAATATAGTTTACCGAAAGGTCCAAAATCAAACACTTTAGCACCCTTTTTCTGTGAGAGAAATAGTAAATCTGTTAAATATTCGTCTCTAACTTGTTCTTTTAGCGTGAGTAATCTCTGCACATAATATACTTGCATTAGTTTTACATTTGCTATGTGTGGTGTAGGACTATTAAATACTGTAATCATATTATTTGAAAACTCTTTTTTATTTGTTATACCTATTTCTTTTACTAATTTAGACTTAACTAACATTTCAAACATACTTTCGTATTTAGTTTGCACTTTCTGATACTCTGCAGCTGTAGTAGGATAGTTGCCATTCTGTTTAGTCTCACTATTATATAATTGTTTGTCAACCATAGCAGATAATTTCTCAACTAAATTTAGAGGTGCCTTACCTAATCTAGCTTTAGAAGCACCTATTTCAGTTCCTTCAAATTTTAAATTTGCTAATCTTGATGTAGTATTACCTTTTAGTTGAAACTTAGCAATTTCTTTTGTTTTATCTTTTAGAAAGATATTTGTATCTTGCGTGGCAAATTCATCTTTACTTTTCAAATTTAATTTACAAACTATTCTTGATGTTTTAAAATCAAATTCACCTTGCATATTTTCTAACTTTTTAAAAAATGCGTCAGTAACATTTACTTCTTCATACATCGCTGTTTTACCTGATATTAGTTTTAAAGATATACCAACTATCTCTCTTTTTTGAAACATGGATCTCATGATAGCATTTAACTCTTTAATTGTTTGTGTTCCTCCTTTAGCAACGCCTGCTCCTTCTAACTCTTTTGTTATTTTATTTCTAAATCTTGGTGAGTCTTTTATTAACCAGATGTCAGCAGGATCCCATGCGTCTTTTCTTGAAATACCAAACTTATCTTTTATAAGGTCAGTTATAAACTTCATAAATCCACCATCACGATTAAATACTGTAAATTTAGCGTTAGAAAATTCTTTTAATAATCTTTGTTGTTGTAAATAAAATGTATTGATCCATTTACCTTCTACTGTTTTTTTATCTATCGGAGTTCTAAATTTTAATAAAAGTTGACCTCTGTAAGTAAATATTTTATCAAGACCTTTTTTAGTTTGTTTGTCTTTTATTATAGATTCTGGAGAGACAAATTCTTTGTTATCTTTGAAAGCACGCTCACAAATAAATGCTGTTGCCAACTCTTGCATGGCAGTAAATTCAGCGTCTGATATATTAATATTGTTTATAGTTGGCATACTAGAATGTTGTCTAAAAAGTAATGTTTTTGTTTACATTAATTTCAGGTGTTAGTCCTAAGAATTTCATCATTCTTTGAATACCTGATTGAATAAAACTTAAAATTTTAGATATTATATTAGAATATATACTTTTTGCTTTTCTTTTAATTACATCTAGTATACCTTCATTCAATGCTTCACTTTCGCTTGCAGCCATAGCGTCAACGATTAATGAAACAACTGACCAGAAATTATACTCGCCAGTCTTTTGTTTATTTACAACTCTACCACTTGTTTTAAATCTTGCTTGTAATCTCATTTTATTGGCAATTTGCATACAATACTTATCATCATTAACAGAATGTATGCTAACTGACCTTCCATCTTTTGAAGCAACAACCATAAATTCAGCTGCACTATTACTTTTCTGACCATATTTTTCATAGCCAGACATCGCCTCTCTTGCAAACGCAATCTTAAAATCTGAATTTGATTCAAATAAAATACCTAATTCTTTCATACAATCTTTGTGTGCTTTTTCAGCTGCATTAACAACTGGATTATTACCTTTTTTTATTATAGGTCTTAACTGTCCAGGTGCTAACGTGCTTTTAACAAAACTTTCAAAGATATTTGCTGTTGTTTTAAATTGTTTTGTTCTTGATAAGTTTGGTGTAGATTTTAAAGCAGCATAAAATGTTGCTGAAGATTCTGCTCGACCTCCAGACATTAATTGAGCTAAACCTATCTTTAAAGATAGTCTTTTATTACCTATGAGTATATCTGTTTTAGGAGTGGTATCTGTTGCACCGTAAGATTTCCAAAAAGATGTTAGAGAGGATTTAGCACGACCATATTGTTCTGCTTTTGCGTTTTTATTTCCAAAGTGTTTTGCTATTGCTGTTGCGATTTTTCTACCTGCGTCTAAAGCATCAGGATTTTTCATTAGTGTTTTATATACACTATCACTAATACCTGAGGAAGCAGGATCAAATTTTTTACGATTGTTTTTATACCAACCGATAACTATTGCTGCTTCATAATCTTCAGCTTTTAATGCTTCTGTAAGGTGAAATTGTTTAAAACTTTTCATCCCTATATTTATAACAGGAATAGATTTAAATGTCAAGCGTTAATTAGGTAATGCTTTACACTTAAATACTAGTGAAACTCTAAACTTATCACCCTCCACTGCTCTTGCAACATGAGGTATTCTTGCGTCAAACAATACAACACGCCCTGCTCTTGGCCAATATGATTTAACAATGTTCATATTTGGGTTGCCATTGAGACCATAGGGTGTATTGATTGCCATTGCTTTCATTTCATCATTTAGATTAGGTGTCCAGAACTCAATTGTGCCACCATCTTCTGGTCGCCAGTCAGGTGTTAGATATACAATAACTGTATATTGGTCACCTGTCCAACCATCTATATGAATGCCACCTGATTGACCTGCACTATGACCATTAAGATAATGTCTTAAAAGTTTTGCTCCAGGATTTACTTTATCCCAAATCTCTTGTACCCAATCTTGTTCAATCTCATAATCAACTTCTTCAGTATCACTACCACCTAGATGAATATGTTTGTAACCAGGTGTCTTTGCCTCGTCTTTCATCTGTGTTGTAGAGTACCAACCATCTTGCCAATTTAGTTTCATAACAATGTCGTGATATCTTTTTATATCTTCTTCAGATATTGTTTCGTCTGAAGCTTGTATAATTTTATGATAGTCACCACCCTTTAAAGCGTTGGCATTTATTGTATATACTTTGTCAGTTTTTGTATCTGTAATTTCAAACTTTTCAGGATCTTCTGGATTACCTATTGATTCAATATCATACGGTTTCTCGGTCATTTTTTTCTTCTTCCTCTTCAAACAATATCATAGTAATTAAACTATAAATTGCCATATCCATTAAGGTGTCTTTGATACTTTCTTCTTTAAATTTAAACTCACCTTTTTTAATAAAGTTACTTATACGAGCATACTTATCACCCATACGAACAACGGAACCTTGCCAAGCAGGTATACCTGATAATTCAGACAATCTAAAGTTAGCAAAGATATCTTCATTTGCACCATAATCATGTCGTTTTTTATCGTGTAATGTTTTAATTACATCTATGATTTCGTAAAATCTTTTGCTTTGTTTGTTTATATCGTCCATTATATTTTTCCTAGTGTTAAAAATTTAACAACTCCTCCTTGGTTCTCCCATTGTTTGTGTTTGTTTTGATGGTCGCAAACCTTTTGTGCCTCATCTTCAAATTCAGACTCAGTAATGATACTGCCCGATGGTCGTTCAATACATAACCAACGAACCTTATCTTTTCTCTTGACGAGTTTTACTTCATAAGAAATCTTATGTTTCTTCACTCTAGGTTTTTTTGCGACCTTTCTGACCATACTTACTCTGCTGGTGTTTCTGCAGGCGCTTCTACTGGTACATCTGCTGTATCAGTTTTAACTTCTTCAGATTGAGCTGTATCTTTAGGTGCTTCAGTTTCAGCAGCTGCAGGTACATTGTCCATAACATACTTTGAATACCATTGAGATAGTATTTTAGAGTTTTGTTGTTCAACACTTGCTTTAGCAGCAGCTTGTTGATTTACACTTATTTGTACGATAGCGTGTTTCAATTCATTACTGAATTTAGTTTCATCATACCATTTTTCGTTTATTTTAATAGCCATTGTTTTCTCCTTTGTTACTATTATACTTTAAAATCTGAGAATTTTCCCAGTCTTTTAAACTTATCATTAGATGATAGCGTGTCTTGACCACTATCAACTAAATCAGATTGTGCGTTTTGTTCTACATCATAGAAACGCATTTTAGACCTATCAACACCAAGTATAAACTTTCGATTTACAGTTGGGTCGTTATATCTGTTTTTAAGTTGTTTAACCATTATCTGATTTTTTTCTTCTAGTTCTTCACTTGATATCAAAGCAAACATAAAGTCTGCTGTTGCAGGAAGACCAAAAGATTCTGAGGTATCTTCTATCCCCACACCACTACTTACAAAACCACCTCTTGTAGTTTGTGTAGCAGAGAATATTGGAATGTCATGTTCTACAGCAAGGCCTCTTAATTCTTCAGCAATTGCTTTAATCATTGTATAACTATTCACATTTGAACCAGACTTAAATCTAGCTGATGTACATATATTTAGATAGTCAATAAATACGATATCTGGTTTAAAAGATTTCTTCAATGCTAATTCACTAATCAAATTTTTGAAATGACCTGTATGAGCAGTAGCAGTAGGATATTCTTTGATAATTAATGTGCCTGTCGTCTTGCTTTGTAACTTGTTAATCTTTGTCTCATACATGGCATATGGTAATTCTTCTAAATCACTCATACCAACATTCAATAAGTTTGCGTCTATTCTCTCAGCAATTCTTTCTTCAGCCATCTCTAAAGTTATATACAATACATTCTTGCCTTGTAATAAAACAGATGAAGCAAGG